GAATATCATCAGCCAGAGAGGCAATAGACCCGCTGCTTGGAGCAAATCCGCTTATATCAGAGTTGATGTATGCTTTAAGTGCGACTGACACTTGTTCATAAGTGCAATTTTCCAACATCATATTCCAAACATCTACTGTTTCTGATAGGTTGTTAGGTTTGTAGTTAGGGTAGCAATCGCACATAATGCGGATAATTTTAACTGTTTCTTCTCTTGTCATTACTATCCCCTTTCAATTGATTAGAAATAGTATCTAATTTGTCACATATAATAGCACTATTAATTGCAATTGTTTTTAAGAGTGATTCAACCACTCCGTTGTGCGGATAATCACTTCTAAAATTTATTTTATTGAGTGTATCATCTAATCTACTCATTCTTGTCACCTGCCCTTACTGATTCAAGTGCTTTAAAAAACTCACTACCTTTTATCTCTTCAAAGCCATTTTCACAAGGAGTTAATGAATTATAGCGATTGGTACTCATACGCAAGTATTGTTTTCCATTGTATTTAAAACTTGTTATTGAATAGCCACCCATTTTCGTTTCTTCGAAGTAGTCTCCACACCTCAAAGGATAAGCATTAATAACTATCTCCCTTTTAATACATTCATCTTGAAATTGCTTTAATATTTTGCAGCCTTTTTTAAACTTTCTCATACTTTGACTTTTAAACATTTTAGGCTTGTTTAATTGATTACCAAATTTTTCACTATTTTCCTGCACATCATCAATATACAATTCAATATTACTTTTTGTATTTTCCTTAAACGCAACATCAACATTACCATCTCCACGCATATAATAATGATTTCCACTTATTCCTATGCGATTGAAAAAATCTTTGATGAATTCTCTTCTGTTTTTTTCTATTACTTCATCACGATGTAACTCTTTTAAATAATCTTCATTTGTAACAACATAAAATTTTTCCATTTTCATCGCTCCTTTATATATTATCCCAATCAATAGCACCCTTATTAAAACTCTGATTGCCTTGCTTATTAGAATTATCTTCTTTCAGCTCAAACAGTCCTTGCCAGCAATGGTCTACTGATTGATTAAGAATTTCAATGGCTAAGTCATTATCTCCACCCGATAGCTTTTCGAGAGTATTCATAGCCCTATGCAATGCCTTGTCAGTACAGATAGGTTTTTTAATTCTCTTGCGCATTGTCACATACTCGTTAAATGCTTCATCAAGTAATTCATCATCTGGATAATAACTTTTCTTTTTGGATATTACGTTAGTAATATCTTTTTCTTTTATATTCTTATCTTCTTTAATTTCTTCTGTTCTTTCATTCTTACTTTCTTTTAATATAGAGTTTGTTAATAGAATGTTATCTGTTTGTTGATTGTTTGTTAAGTTGCTTGTTATTTGTTTGTTATCTTGCTTGTTATCCGTTTGATACAAATTGTAGTTAACCACAGTAAATATCGTGAATTTGTTTGTTGCTTTGCTTGTTATTTCGCCTGTTAATTGTAAGTGTTTTAGCGAGGTACGAATTTCCATTACAGACAAATTAGTTTCTTTTGATAATTCAGATATTGAAGAGGGGAAAGACCCTCTTTCAATTATCTTGCCTTTGTAATTTCCGTCTTTCCAATAGGCACTTATCAACATATACATAAAAAGTCTGAATGTATTAATGTCACTCCACCATTCCCACTTTAAAATTTTTCTGTCAATTTTAATAAAATTGCCTGCCATAATTACCTCTTCAAGTTCTGCCACATTGTTACTTCACTAAATCGTTAATATTAACTCTGAATCCGTCAAATTCCTTACCTTTACTTCTAACATAGACAGACGTATCAAAGAACATCAAGTTGCCACTATTGTCGGTTGCCATACTTACACCATTTCTTGTAAGGCTGCCTTTAAGTAGGTCAAGTAAAATCTGTATTTCCTGCCTTGTTTCGTCTTTCATACTGTATCTCCTATAAAATCACTTATATTCATTTGACTGTCCTTTTCAAATACAAGCATTTCATTCTTTGCACGCTCGTAAAAGTTTCTGTCAATCTCGAATCCGTATGCACTTCTGCCAAGTTCTGCGGCGGCTCTTAGCGTGCTACCGCTACCGCAACAAGGGTCAATAACAGTATCTCCCTCGTCTGTAAAAATCTCAATCAGCTTTTTAAGGACTGCTACAGGCTTTTGTGTTGGATGAATTTTTGGTATGTCTTTTCCGTCTTTCTCCCAGTTGAACCAATTAAATACCATATGCCCTGTACCTCTGATATTCTTTCCGTTTTCATCAATCTGCAAGCCGTTTCTGAATTTCGGTAACTTATTTCGGTATAGTACGAGTGCATATTCCGTAGCACCAACGATACGCATATTCGCTTTAAGTACCTGTGGGCTGTAATTTTTACAGAATACAAGCGGTATGTAATTAACAAATCCGTGTTTCTTCGCCGCCGCAATCAATGTTGACAACTGCTCAAATGAACAAAATACAATCATACAAGGACTGTTACTACTTCTGCCCCTTGCGATAGGCTTTGCGTCCTCTTTTTTCAACATTTTTGAGCAAAAATGGAAGTATTCATACAGATTGAAATTAAAATCTGAATTGAAAGCTACTTTCTTCGCAAGTTTGCTCTCTCCGTTCTTATTATCGCCACCGTTGTACCACATAGGGTTACTTCCATAGAAATTAGTTCCTATATTGTAAGGAACATCAGCAATAATAAGCTGTGCTGGGGGTATTGCGTATTTCTTGTAATTTTGCATAGAATCACGATATATCTCGCATTTAATCTTCTTTTTATACATTCTAAATCTACCAAAAGGAAACCTCGGTTTTATGTCGCGACAACCTATTCCTTTCTTTGATTTTTAGTTAGTTAAATCTGTTTCTTGGAAGAGTAAAATTTACTCTCTGACCGCAGTTATAGCACCACTTGTAAGAGTATTTAATAATATCTTTACCTGTAAAAATCTGACCGCGCACAGGACATTTGTAATCATCTTCGCTATCCTGTACAGCAATTATATCTTTTTCTTTCAGTTTTTCTTTTAAGTGGTCTAATACCTCTATGCAATCATTTCTTTTCATTCTGAATCACCCACGTTCAATATCTCAAAAGGTTTGCCTTTGTCTAGCGTTAATTCCGTTCCGTCAATGTTGCCATTTAGCTTGTTTTGGCAGTGGCATAACAATGTTTCAAGGTCGCAGATTCTGCCAGCTCTGTATTCATTGCGAATAAAATCCAAAACCCTATCTACACTTTCCAACCTATATGCAAGTTTATAATCATCACTACTTTTAAAACGGCTATCGGCAAGCTTTCTGAACCTCTCTCCCTCTTCGTATTTTTCTTTCGCCTTGTTTAAATATTCTTCCGCTCTTGTCATTCACTTTCACCCACTTTCAATAAATCCATAAACTTCTCATACTGCTTCTGCGATACTTTATTATTAGCCTTATCCGCTCTCAATTCGATTTTAAGGTGTTTTTCTGCGATAGAGGATAATTTCCTCGCCAAGTTCTTTTCACCTTGTTTTAGACCGTCTCTATAGCCTTTAGATGGCTTAAATTCATTTATCTTTTCTTTACCCTCTCCTTGACCACCTGCTGTTTTGTTGTATCTGCACTGATAACCTTTCTTGGTGTACTCCAAAATCCAGTACTGTTCCCATTTATCAAGCTCGTTTTCTGGGTAATGAATAAAGTTTAGTTTCCAACCATAAGGATTATCTTTGCTATAAAATCCTCTTTTCTTGATTGATAAATCTATGTGCTGATACCCTACAAGGTGTCCACACATCCTCTGCGATAGATGTAGTGCTTGCCCGATGTAAAAATAAGGAATATTGTTCTCGTCAACTCTGGTCAAAAAATAAATACCACTCTTATCATCAAGTTTTGGATTTATCTTTAGTAGCCTTTGCTTATTACTTTTCTCTATTGCCTTAGCTCTTGCTATGTTCTGATAATTCAACTGTTATCACCTGCCTTTAGCTGTTCCGCAAGCTCTTCCAGCTTAAACATATTGTCAGCAAAGATAAGCCCTGCATCTTCAACAGCCTTTGCAAAATCGTCAATAGCCTTATTTCTTACATCATCAGCTGTTACAAACTCACAGTTAAAAGTACTGCAAGTTCCTGTAGTATGATGTATACATTTATTGCAATCTCTATCCATTAATTTTACCTGCCTTTACTATCTCTATCGCCTTTTCAAGAGAAATAAGATAATTATTGCTGTTGCCGCTTCCATACAATCTTACAGAAGAGTCTGTTTTCAACTGTTCTACAACCTTATCCACATCATAGGCAGTTGGAGTTTGTGTTTCATCATTGATAATACTCTTTACGATATTCAGACCAGCATTTATGCCTTTTGCGTATGCTCCTATCTCTCGTTCTTTCTGTTCTTTTATCAGCTCTAATAATTTATCTGCGTCAATCAATCTCATTCTTCATCGCTCCAATCTAAATCTAATTTTTGACCACAGTTCGGGCAGTAATCATAATCATCATAACCAACCTCATATCTCTTATCGCAACAAGGGCAAATCCAAGTATCATATACAAGCGTTCCGTCTGGGGCATGTCCATCACCCTCAAATGTCGGTTTCTTAGCTGTCTGCTTTTCTCTAGCTTCAATCACACTCTTAAATGTAAAGCCTTTCTTAACGCATTCATCTTCAAACTGCATATAGTTTTCAAGGACTTCTGTTGTCATTTTGCGGTCAGATAGCTTCTTGATTGTTTCAAGTGCCTGTATTGCAAGTTCAGACGCTTCTCTTGATATATTACTTCCGAATGGCATATCAATATTCTGCTGAAATTCTTTAATTGCTTCGTCCTCTTTCATATATTCACCTCATTCGATTAATAAAAAAGCACCCATCATTAATTTTGCTGTTGATTGTAATAATATTTGTTCCCCATAATCCAACACGAAAATTTCTAGCTGTATTGCTATTACAAATAACGCAGCGGACTTTATCGTACTTGCTTAATATTTCTTGAAAATCCTTATCGGTGCTTGTGCTTGTAAAAATATAACCATTTTCGTAATTGCCATGTTTGCAAATCATCAAATCACACCTCTTTAATTAAATGGTAATCCCTCATCAGCTACGCCATCTGGAATTGACATAAAGCTGTCTGAACTAGCATTACCGCCCATAATTCCATTACTGTTATTATTCTGCTGATTAGCACGACTTTCACAAAATTCGTGTCTTTCAACAACACAATCATTAGTATAGACTTTCTGTCCGTCTTTGTTAGTGTAGCTGCCTGTCTGCCATCTACCCTCAACGATAATCTTAGTTCCCTGATGTAAATACTTCTCTGCAAACTCTCCATTTTTGCCAAATGCAATACAGTTAATAAAGTCTGCTGCCTGTTCGCCCTCTTTCTTGAAAGCTCTGTCAACAGCTAATGTATACCTTGCTACCGCCATACTTCCACTTGCCGTCTGTGAATATCTTACTTCTGGCTCTCTAGTCAGCCTGCCACATAAAATTACACGATTCATCACTTTTCCTCACTTTCTACTAATTCAAATCTGTATTTCTGTTCTGCATTAGGATATTTCCCCTTATCAACCTCGCTCATAAACATTTCAAGAGGTCTGTTCCAGATATGCCCCTCATATTCATACACAACTGAAATTTCCTCTGTTTCTGTGTGCCTTGAAATACCAATAATAGTAACAATCTTGCCAATCTTAAAATGCTTATATTTCTCGCCTTTCTGTGGTAAAGGTCTGTCAAATTCTGTACTGATGTTATCTGCCTTAAAATGCCTTGTGAGTAACGCAAGGTCACAGTTTGGCTTATCTTCGCCATCAAGATTAAATTCTTCTGATTGTTCGATATGTAACTGTTGCCAGTTTTCGGCATATCCTACATCACTTATATCCTCATATATATCCTCAAGTGAAATATTTTCACGATTGGAAACTAAATAGCCGCTAAATCTAAATATTCTTGCCATATTCTCTCCTATTCCGCTTCTGCTTGAAGCCATTCCTTAACTTCCGTCACTGTATGCATTGAAACCCCATTTTCAATAGTCATAACGCTACCCTCTTCATAAGTTTCTATTGAACATATAAAATCAAGCAACTCTTCATCCGACATATTCCTTATCCTGTCGGCATTGGTTGTTGTGAATTTAGATGAAGTAATCTCCATCGTCACGTCTGTAATAAGCCCATCTCCATAACCATCTAACTTTACAGATTCAATACTTCCAGCAAAATTGCCATTTAGAGATAGATTCAACATTCTCGGTTTTCCTGTAGCACCCTATCTATTTTCTTTTGTATCAAGAATTTTTATCAAATCACTAACTGTTACTACTTTCATTTTCTCCACCTTTCAATTCTTTCAATTTTGCTTCTGCTTCGGATTTTGCGAGGAATACTGTTTTATCAAACATAGATTGTTTTAACTTCGAATTGATTCCAAATTCATCAACTTTTACATTGAAAGCAATTTCTTTTTCAGTAATCAGTATGCTTAATACAACCGATTCATAAATAATTGGTTTATTATTATTAAATCCAATTGCATATACTGTATCTCCCACCTTACAAGGTAGAATAACAAGTCTGCCCTGTTCCTCTAAGTCCTCATATTCTTTTAATTTTCGATATACTGCGTCTATTTCTTCACAGTCTGGTTCGCAAGCCCTTTCCCATAATTCATCATCTATCCACGATGGATTGCTTTCTGTCAATCTCTCCATTTCTGCTCCTTTCTGCCTTTAATCATTATCAAAACTCCTATCTGTCATAATTTCAGCAAATCTCTTGGCAAGGATTTCTTTGATATTCTTTTCTACAAAATCGCCGATAGTTTTTTCGGTCCTTTCTTTCACAAACTGCTCAAAAGAAACACCCTGTATTTTCCTGTCACTACTCCAGCTTGAAGCAGACGTAAGTTTTTCAATTCTTCTGTCAACGATTTTTGTAATTTCTTCATCAAGATTTTTATAAATAACTTTCTCTGCATATTCGTCCATAGCAATCTTGACCTTTTCTTCAATTTCCTCACTATTGAGAGATATATTTAAAATCATTTTTGGTTCAGATTTCTTCATTTCAGTTCTCCTTTCTAAAACGGACACTCACTAGGATTTTTCAAATCCCAACTTTTCCCTGCTGCCGCAACATCTACATTTGCGTTTCCGGCAACTTTTTTCATCTTCTCGATAAAACTATCGCTATCAGCGTTTTCTGCCGATAGATGGCACATTATGACGTTTTGCAAGTTATCTGAATAATTTGCCTTAACAAAATCACAAGCTGTGTCAATGGATAAATGACCTCTGAAAACGTGATTAGCTTTGCCTGTGTTATCCCTGTCGATTAAATCCTTGTCATAATTCACACCTAAGAGAATGTGGTTTATGTCCTTAAATCTCCACTTGATTAATTCACAATCGGTTATGTAAAGCATTCTTCCCATTTCCTTGTGAGTAATCAGAAAGCCATATATCGGACAAGGTTCGCCATTTGCATTAGTGTGTGTCCAATTTCCGTCTATTGTTGTTAGGTCAAATGTTCTTACAGTAAAATAAGAATTTGCTAGAAACTGGTTCATAAGCAAGGTTTCGTATGGCTTACATATAGGAATGCCCATAGTTTCAAAATCTTTTACCGACTTGCTGTGGTCAAGGTGTTTATGGGTGCATAACACACCCACAATACCTTTAACATTCCAATTCAAGCCTTTCTCAATCTCCTTAATCGGTATTCCACAATCAAGGATAAGCGTTTCTCCACTGTTGGAAGTTAGGGTGTAGCAGTTCCCAGATGAACCGGAATTTATACATTTCAATGTCATTCGCTCAACTCCTTTTCGTCAATCAAATACTGACGGATAAATCTGTTTGCGTATTGTGGGTGTATCATACTGCGTTCTGCAACGTCTTCTTTTTTTGTTCCCCACAAATCATTTATTTTCTTCTGTTCTACATAATCAATAGGTTCGAATACCAGGTTGTTTTTAGGTTGAAATCCAATAAACCAATATTGAGTTGGTTTATTATAATAATCTCCGTTATCTCGCCGGTTCCTATCAATTATTGTTGGCTTCAAACACCAATATTTTTGAAGATAATGTTGTTCGGAGTATGGGTTTTCAAATACCAAAGGAATATTTTTTCTCAAACAAACTATTGCCAATTTAGTTATCATTGAATAATTTTTGCTTAATTCACTATGTAACACTAAATCTTTTTCTAGTTTTTTCAATTCATTATCATTCTTTTGTTGCTTTGAATCTCCTCTAAACCACAATAAAATCTGTTGTTCAAACCTCGTACAAGGGAAAAACGCAAGTATCAAATCATCCGTACTTATATTGTCAAAAATACTCGGTTTACCTTGATATCCACTCTCAATCTCTGCAAACAAATCTATTACATAGTCCGTTTCTCCAAATTCATTCTGAATGTCATAATCGTAGGCTTCGTAACCCAACTTCTTAAATTCATTCTTAAAGGTTCCGGACTGCTCAAATAAACAATGTGCAATCATTCACTCTCAATCCTTTCCAACTGTCTGTCAAGTTTCTGCTCGATATTGCCTGTTTTCATCCGCTACACCTCTACATCTTCATCCTGTGGGAACTGAAAGACAGCATTGTTGATAAAATCTACTTTTGACGGCTGATTTTTTGTTTGCACCATAATGCCGCATTTCTTTAATCTTTCAAATTTCTCTGCTACATCTTCTGAAATATCAACATTCTGCAGTACGATAGGCAAACCGACATATGCTTCTCTCAACATTTCCATAGCCTTAATTGCCTTTTCTTTGGTGGAATACGTTGCAATAGTCATATCGCTTACGAGCTTTTCCACACCAATCAGATTCTTGTTCAGAAAGTAAATTTTTCTCTCAAATCTCTGAATAATAACATTATCATACGGAATATCAATCGTTCCGTCCTGTGAAATTATTCTCATACTCAATCTCCTATTCTGCCTGCATAAATGGCGGTAATGTGCTATCTTCTACCTGTTCTTCGGTTACTTCCGTGGCTGTGCCCTCGATAATGTCGCTTTCTTCAAAATCAACGCTGTTTGCGTTCTGCTCAATATCGTAGGCAACATCCTGTTCAAGCATTTCATCGTGGCTGATTTCCTCGTAATCCTCGTTTTCATTACCACTATGAGAATTATTGATATATTTAAGCAATCTATTTTTGACGGTTTTCATAGCCATTTGGTCAGCAAATTTCTGATGAGCGCCATTGCCATTTTCCTTGTAGCCATAACCCTGTTTCCAAGCCTGCTTAATCTGTGCAATGGTCATAACTTCCGATATTTTCTCTCCGTCATCCATAACAGCTACCGCATAAGCACCAACAATCTTATCATTGTCGATATTCTCAAAGCTCTGTTCGTGGCAATCAATAATTGTCTTAGCGTCCTCTTTGTGATACTTGAACACATCTCCCTTGTAAATGACCGCTGCATTAATGTCTTTAAGTCCAAATCTCCTTGCTATACAAGTGTTTCCATACACTGACTTCTGGCACTGTAGCTTGCCGCCATAAGCAACCGGGTAGCACTGTTTCTTCTGCATTGAAAGTCCGTTCGTAACCATTTCAACAAGTGCGTTTTCAATACTCGCCCTTGTGCAGCTCTGCAATACAGGCTTCTTATTCATATCTACTGTGTCCTGTAAAATCAGCATTGCTGACATAAATTCATTCGTGTAATTGTAATCCTTTGGGAATGTTAAACCGAATTTCTCTTTCTGCTTGATTTTAACAACCATTCCCTCTGTAAAATCTTTTGCTACAAGTTCTCTGCTTTCAGCTTCTTTCTTTTCCGCAACTGCTGTATTCTCTGCCATAATTATTCCTCGCTTTCTTCAAAATGTTCTTTTATATCCAATCCGTCATCGTCGTACCACTCGCACCATTCCTGTTCTTCTTCATCAAAATATTCAAGTCCAGAAGCATTACAGTAATCTGGTTTTATGTTGTTTTCATACTGAAGTAAATCATAATTCCATAATGTATTAAGAATTTTCCAAGCCTGTTCAATGCTTTCAACTTCGACATAAAAGTTTTTAACCGCTCCTACTTGGCAATTATGCCAAACTCTTAATTTTGTCATATTATTCTCACTTTCTTCAAACTCTTTTAACTGTTCTGCCAACTTCTTGCACTCATCCGCAACATATTCTTCGGTGCGGATAACATCATCAATCGGATATTTGCTTTCTACTATTTTCTGTAGTTGATACTCTTTTCTATGGCTCGGAAACTTCTGCATCGCATAATCCAAATCCGACTTATCTCCTGCGTGTCCGCAATCAAATCCGAACCACCACAAATCACTCTCGATTGGATAGCTTGAATGCTCTCCACCGCCTGCATATGTAATGCCACCGTGACACTGAAAATATGCTTCAATGCGGATTCTTTCATCTTCGTCTAGCCAAGCACCAAGCAAAGGAAGAATCCCGCTTACCTCTCTGTCTCCGACATCAGCTTTCTTGATTTCAAGGTAATCGCTGCAATCCTTTCCATATAATGGATGATTCTTTGGAATGCCGACATAACCGCATCTGTGCCCGATACTTCCAAATATGACAACACATTTGTATCCTGCGTGTTCAAATTCACGCTCTACAACATATCTATCATTCATAGTGCTTATCCCTCCACAATCTCTAATTTCTCACTGTCATTCACAATCAGCATAATCAACTGACTATCTACCATTTCAGCAACTTTCTTCTGATTGTCCGTACTAAGGCTTTCAGAATCATCTAAGATAATAGGTACTGATATGCCGCTAATTTTCTGAATAGAATTACAAATATCAACTCTGCCTAAAATCCTGTTACCCTTGTTGCTCATAGTTGTTAAAATGCTCTTTCCGTCAACAGTAGGTATGCAGCAACTCTTGTAATTGCCATTCTTAGCATATTCAAACAACTGCCACTTAACCAACCCAAAATGACTGTTTACTGCTTCCGTTAAGGCTTCATTCTTTGCCTTGTCTAATTCATCAAGTAAATCAAGAAATTTCTTGGCATTAGTCTTATTCTGTTCAGACTCAGTTCTTATCCGCCTTAATTCTTCAAGTCGCTGTTCATCTGCTGTCGTATCAGCCTTTGCAATCTGGTTTTCGCATTCTGCTAACTGCTGCCTTAAAGCCGTTTCCTGTGCCTTTAATTCTGCCTTAACTGCTGAAATATCATTAGCCTTGTGCATAGCCTGTTCCTTTTCGGCAATCTTCTGTTCAAGTGCCTTATATTCCTCGGTGGCTGATACATCAATCTCCTGTTGAAGTTCTGCTAACTGCTTTTCAAGGTCTGCTAAATCAACTAAATGCTTTTCTAACTTCTGCTTTCTGTCAGCCAATTCCTGTTCAGCTTCAACTAACAATCCTTTGATTTCATCAAGCATTTTCTTAGCTGTGTTGCCCTTATCGGTAATTCTGCTAAGTTCAGTTTCTTTATGTGCCTTAAAATCTGCCTTTAGTTTCTCTTTCTTTTCCTCTGGGTATTCCTGTTTACAATAAGGGCAAATAAGATTATTCTCGTCAAATACACGCTCTTTTTCAGTTTTCCATTCGGTTCTGCTATCATCAAGTGTTTTCTGATATTCAGCTATCTTGTCCTTATCAAAACTAACAACATCTTCTGCGTTGCTGATTGACTTCTTGCTATCCTCAATCACATAATTAAGGTTACTAATCTGTGATTCAAGTTTTCGCCTAGCCTTAACATTTTCCTCATTAGCCTTGCGAGCCATATCACTAAGTTCAAACTTCAAATTGAGGATATCCGAACTAGCCTTGTCATATTCAGCCATCAGCTTGTCATTGTCTGTCTGCTTTGCCACACAATCAGCAATCTGTACTTTAAGGCTGTTTTTCTGTAATTCAAGGCCAGATACTTCAATAGCCTGTTTAAGCTGCACATCACGCTCTTTCTCTTCAATCTGCCCTTTTAACTTTTCGGCATTATCATCAACATCTTTTTTGATTTTATTTTTCATAGCACGTATTTCTTCGTATGTGTATTTTTCAAGAAGTGGTACTAATTCGGCAAGTTCGCTTTTAGACTTTGCCATATCAAGGTCGGTTGTTTTCTTTACTAAACTGAAAAGATATTCTCTCATTTCCTTTGGCTTCTGATTGAGAAATGCATTGACATTACTGCACATCTTAAATACATTCATATCGATATCAAGATATGCGTTGAAATCCTTTAAAGTCTTAGGCACATCATTGACGAAATACTTGTTATCATCCTTATAGCCTGTCTTATCCTTGTTGTATGTACGGACCTGTACTTTCTTCATAGTTATTTCTTTTCCATCAACATCAAGTGTAAGTTCAACACTTGTGTCCATATCATCAACGGATTTTCCGTCAATCTCTCTTCTGACAACCAGATTATCCTTTAATTCATAATCACAGTTAAGCAAGCACCACAGATAAGCTGTGGCAATAGTCGACTTACCCTTGCCATTCTTAGCTGTAATCTTTGTAATGGCATAAAAATCAAAATCTGCGTGTGCATAGCACATAAAGTTTTCAAGTATTACCTTTTTTAAAACTGCTCTTTCCATAAACATATCCTTTCCTTATTATATATTCATAACAAATACGCCATCTTCAACTTGGAAGTTATCAATTTCCCTATCCGCATAGGCTGAATACTTAGCTTCTTCAAATGAACCGTTAAAAACTGTTCCCTGCTGTGGTGTCCATATCTGGCATGTAACATCTTCATCAATAGCCATACTTGCTAACTCTCTAACTGTAATCTCACTATGCATTAGCTTCGCCCTCCTCTGCGTAATCAATCCTGCTTACTGATACTTCATAAGCAACCCTTGTCTCAATCTCATTGTCACTTATCTTCTTAGCGTACTCTCTGCTCTGAAATCTTCCCTGGATATGGATGTGTTCTCCAACTTCAAGCCCACCTGCAAATCTCGCATTTCTTCCCCATGCTATACATGGTATGTAATCTGATTTGCCATACGGTCTGTTTACTGCCACTAAGATATCTGCAATCTCTCTGCCCTTTGGAGTACATCTGTATATAGGTGGTTTGCAGATATGAGCGTCAAGTATAACTGTATTAATATTTTCCTCGAATGGTAGTTCTGTTGCGTCCTGTGCCAGTATTTCAAGTTCTCTTGCGAATACTGTCAGAATCAGTTTGCTCTTCACATCATCAATATGCCTGTTGAAGCTCCTTATCTGCCCTGAAACTGTGACAACCTGTCCTACTTTGATTTCTCTGATATCAACAAGTCTGTCTGATATCATTACCGGTAATGTATCCTTATTACCGCTTGTTCTTGAACACTTGAGCATGAACACATAAAACCCCTCGCCAAGTACTTCATGTGAGTACTCTGGCTCTCTCTCAACTACTCCTACTAATTTGATATTGTTGTTATTAATTGCATTTTCCATTTCTTTCTTCTCCTTACTTTAATATGTAACTTCCTATTGGTACTTTATCCATTCTTTCAATCAGATGGATTTTGCAGCTGAAAGTATAGAACTTTCTAAAATCCTTTTCCTTTATAGCTCTCTGCCTGTTTCTGTTCAGCTTAATAATTCTTTTTATGCTACTCATTGGCATTCTCCTTACATCTGTAATACATTGTTGCTATAACCCCTCTTGCTGTGAGACAGTCATAATTCTTCCATGCTGATAAATCATGGTTAGCTGATTTAATTGCTGTTCTAATTGACCTTTCAACAGCACATCTTGACTTGCCTACTGCATTGGCAATGTTGCTGTAAATCTTTTCCATTGTTATAGAAGAATCAAACTGTTTAACAGCTTCGATTATGTAGATGTAACCTCTTTTATTAGAGAGAATTCCCAGGTTGAACATTTCTTCTCTTATCCTTACTTCCATAAACACTCCTTACTTGTAGCAAAAGTACATGTTCTGTACTTTCTTATAAACACCGCTACCTTGTTTAAATTCAGCTTGATACAACACATTGCTAGGTATGTCATATCCGCTTATTAATAATTCTTCTGCTATTCTCCAGCACCTTTCTGTTGACTCTTTATAGAATCCGCTGTTTTTAAGTTCTGTACATTGATATTGCCCTGGCTGATATATAACTTCTTCAATGCTGTTAGGGAAATACTCACTCTGTACTCGGTTCAAAACAACGGCTCCTGCAAGATATAGCATTTCATCATCGTTGCATGTCGCTCCGCATTCACCCATCAGCAAATGTGCCATGAGCGATAACTCATATTCATCAACACTTATCTCTCCAGTTTCAACCTTATAATCAACATGTGAGTTGTAGCATTCACTTAACACTGCACTCTGCTGATTAATCTTAGCTTGCGGTTGTACCGGTCTTAGAATCAACGCTATAAGGCTGATTCCTGCCAGTGCTGCGGATATGTTAATTATCTTTTCTTTCATATCTTCTCCTACATGTTTGTATCATGTACCACTTCGGCAAGTGCTATTGGCAACAAATAGGTGTCGATGAATTCGTGTACATCAGCCAAGTATTTTCTTTTAATACTCTTGTATGTCGCCACGCACCCGAATTCGCGTTTTAACTGCTTGTATATATCAGAATATACTGAACCGCGAATACCACCGTCTTTGTACGCATTGCTGTCCTTTCCGCCAAGTACTTCAATTCCTTTCTTTCTAACATGTTTCTGCACTTCTTCAATCTCACAGCCGTAAAGCGGAGTTTCTTCTTCGATACTGGTTATCTTATCTTCAACCTTATCAACTCTCTCTGTGAGTTCTGTGTTGCCCTGTGCCAATAATCTAATCTGTTCAGATGTTGTCAAAGGCTTACTGTAACTTCCTGTCTTTCTGATTGATGGAAGCACTTCTGATGTAACCCATTCTGTAAATCTCTCTGCACTTTCTTTACGGCTCTGAAAGATTGTCTTGTAAAGGTTGCTCTCATTAATAAATGTAGCTTTCTGTTTTCTTCCTAAGCTGTCTATGACCTCGGCAATACCGACCCCATCTTGTTTAAGCCTATTTTTCACATCTGTAACATGTGTGATTTCCAATGCCTTGCATACATCAGCCAAGCAAAACATAGGTTCATCATCTTTAGTAATGGTTCGGATTTCTCCAAACTCTGAATTGCTAAAAATCTGTAACTCCATAAACATTCCTTTCTAAATAATGTGTGATATATTTTGACCTTTTAAGGTGCATTTGAGCGATTCTGCTCATTCCTATCTGCTGTAACTTGTAGAACTTTATATTTATTGATACAATAGAAAGGTGATGGTAGACACTTTTCAATCGGTAGGTAATTCACACTTGATACGAACAGGGCGCTATCCCTGTCAAAAAGAACTAATGATGTTTGAATAAAAGTTTGCAACTATTTACCGCTACCATCACTTTTCTATTGCATCAATATCAAAAATTCTAATCTGTTTGTACTTTATGCTATAATCCTCTTATTCTATTAGGAATTGAAGAAATGTTCTCCATTCTTACTCCTTTCCTTCTGTCTTTTCGCTCTCTCTTACCATTGCCATTCCCTCGGCAACACCAAGAATGTAATTTTTCTTGCTATCATCAAGTTTTGGTATTGTATCGGATAACTTCTTGATGATTTCCTTCTCCTTTTCACTCATTCAATTCACTTCCTTTCTGTGATATAATGTTTTTTAAAAAATATTGGAGGTCATTATGCAATACACACCAAATTGCCCAAATATGGATAAATTATTTCCACAACCCAAAATTCCTGAAATTGAAGTGCCTACATATGAAAAAGGCAAATCTCCATATGAGCTTTTAGAAAGTCAGTCTGCTTATCTTGAAAAGACAAACAAGGAACTCCACGATATGGCTCAATCCGCTAAATCTCAAGCTGATTCAGCTAAAGAGATTGCTGAAAGTTCCAAAACGCAAGCTGATGTTGCATTAAAAACATCAAGCAAAGCGGATATTAAAGGTTGGATTTCTGTGGTTGTTTCTATCATCTGTGCTTTAATGGAATTTTCTGTACATCATTCAGAAATAATTGATTTTGTCAAAGCTTTGGCAAAATAAAATGACAAAAAATCTGAAACAGCAAAGTAAATATTGAAAGTGCTAATGCAACATCTGAAATAGATGGTTTTTTCATTTTTTCATCTCCTTTCTGTTCATTTGATGTACATACAATAGCACATTAAATATACATTGTCAATGCTTTTTGTTGACTTAATGTACATTTTATGTTATTATGTTTTCCAAGAAAGGAGGAAATACTTATGAATGAGAGAATTAAAAAAATCAGAAATAGCTTGAATATAAGTCAAACTGATTTTGCTCAAAAACTATCTATATCCCGTTCTGCTGTTTGTAAAATGGAAAGCGGAGAAAATTGTCCGTCAGAACAGACTATAAAACTGATATGTAATGAATTTTCCGTTAATGAAGATTGGTTACGGACAGGCGATGGCGAAATGTTTATAGAGAAATCCAAAGATGAACAGATTGCTGAAATGCTTGGAGATATTCAAAGAAGCGGTGAAGACAATTTCAGACATAGGCTTGTATCTGCGTTGTCTAAGCTAAATAAAGAAGATTGGGAAAGTTTGGAAAAACTGATTGACTTGATAAATGAGAGATAGTAAATTTGTTAAGCCGAGAATAAGCAAAGATCGAGAAAAAATCTCGGTCTTTTTCTTTTACCTTAAAAGTGTTTTAATGTAGCTGTATATTGATTTTAGCCAATGATTATTATTACAATTATTGATTAGTTCAATTATCTTCTGTTTATATTCCTCATTCTCCATATATCCCCCTTATTGCACGATATAACACTGGTAGCGATGGTGTTATTATAGAACATTTGTTCTTGCATGTCAACCTACCCCCAGTAGATTAACAGTTTTCAGCGGTGACACTGCCAACGCCAATCAAACAGTGCCACCTAGCCGAAACTTGAAGATTCTGTCCGAACTCTCTCGGACAATTATTATTATAAATATTGATAATGTAAAAATCAACTTAAAGATATCGCAAGTTTCGACAACATTCGACAAATTATGCACATTGTGATATGATTAGTAAAATTAAATTTAAGGGGGATTTGCCTATGAAAAAGAGAATTGTAAGTATTATGCTTGTTATGTGCTTATTAAGCCTTGTAGCGTGTCAGAATGGTGCTTCTGATAATATCGAGAGTACCGCAACAGAAACACAAACTGAAACTCAAACTAAAAAGAAAACTTCTGGTTCTGGAATAAATAAAAAAGCTCTTTTTAAAGATGTTGCTTTTAAAGAAGATAGAATGATGTACTCTGATAAAGCTACTGCTTCCGATTTAACAAGAAAACCACAAAATTATATTGATAAAGATTTTGCACTCGAAACCCATGTTATTCAGCTTGTAGAAGATGGCTCTTCTTTTCTTGTTAAGGGTGGTCCTGAATGTTATTCTGTTATATTGTGTTCAGTATATGAGAACAACCTTTCAACAGGTAACAATATATTGGTTGTTGTTAAGTTAAATACCGACCTTGATAGGATTATAGTTAATGATAATGTTACATTTTATTGTAAAGGAACTGATAAGACATATTCATACACTACTGTATTAGGCTCAAGAGCGACTGTTCCTGTTGTTATATCAGAAATGTATGACATTCATTAAAACATTACCGGGAGCATTGCACTCCCGGTATTTTTATTAAGGTTAGACTAATTCACAATCAGCTACATTGACCGCTGCGAATAATTCTCCGTCATGCACAAGCACAACCCTGTCTCCACTTCTTTCTGATACTGTATACTCGTCATACCAAGCCTTAATAGGTGTGCCATCATAATCAGTATCGCCGACAAATCTCACTGTGCTACCCTCTTCAATATCTTCACTGAATGGGATATCAGTAGGCGTATCATCAGAAATTGCACCGCCGACAAATTCAAGATTAGCAATATTGACAGCAGCTGTGATTGTTGTGCCAATACCTATGACAATTCTGTCTCCATCCTCTTCAATTACATCATATTCATCATAATATACCGCAAATCTTGCACCGTCATAATCAATGTTATCAAGCACTCTGACTTTCTTACCGTCACCACGACTTACTGTATCTGTGTTGACATCATTGTCATTGTCATAAATGCACTTAACAAGGCTAATGTTATTCTCGTCAATAGCAGCAGTAGTTACGCCATCAACACCGATAACAACTCTTCTGCCACTGGCTGATAAAACGCTGTACTCATCATAGTAAGTGCCGAATGGCTCGCTATTATCGTACTGAATAGCGTTAATAACCTTAACTGTATCGCCTTTATGATACTTAGTGTCTGGTACTGGCTCATAGTCTGGCACTGTAACTTCTTCAACAACATGGTCTGTGCAATAATCAGTATAGCAATAGTTCTGGTCTACTGTCTGCCCATTAATCTGTGTGTCTCTAAGATAATTAACACTTCCGCCAAACTGCCACATATCATAATCAACGGCAATACTAGGCTCTACATCTGAATATCTTGCAACCCAAATGGCATATCCAGCTTCTTTTACTCTTGAAATGTCTACATAATTGTTAATGCAGTTCTCATATGAGTATAAACCAACATTCTTATAGCCTGCGTTTCTCATTTCATCAAGGAATGCCATAATAATGTCTGTAAGGTCGTTACCAGTAACCATGCCTGCTTCAACATCGTAGAATACTGGGTAGCAGAATGATTTACCTGCTAAAAGCTGTGCAAAATATCGGGCTTCATTTACAGCTTCATCAGCACTTAATGCATTGCCAAAGAAATAGGCTCCCTTGTGGATTCCTGCACTTTCCAACTTGTTATAGCTGTTCTCAAACTCTCTATCTTCGTATAAACCATCATCAGCACCACCTGCCTTGATAATGGCAAAATCTACACCCTCATTATCCTTTGCACTTTTGAAATCAAAGTCTCCCTGCCACCTTGATGTGTCAATTCCGAATAATTTACTCATAATTTACCTCCTAAATTTAGAAAAATGTGTAACAAAAAAGCACCCCAGTGTTTCCACTAAGGTGCTTGATTGCAAATATTATATTGTTAATGTTATGTGGCACTGCCAACCTTGCTAATTGTTTCTTGTAGTTCGTCATGTTCGATAAGAAAATACTTTACATCTTCTTCTGTAATTTTTGTCAATACCTTGCGTCTTATCCTCATTCTGCAACTAAACAGTAATTTAATGAAAGAATTGCTAATGCATGATTTGTCAGCACTACTTAGATTAAAGCTCCAGCTTGTTTCCATTTTTGCCACAATGTATTATCAGTATAAGTAGAACGATAATATATATATTCATCATTTCCTGGAAGCAGTATTTGTGTACATCTTTTTGTGTTAGCCGCAATCACTATAAGATAACTATTTGTTACTTTAGTATTTGGAGCATTCCCCCATGCTGCTGTGTTTAAAAGATAATATATTCCAGATGTAATTATGGTATTTAAGTCTGTGTTTGGTTTTAAATTTTTTGCTTTGTTTACCAAAGTGGAAAATTCTATATTACTGTTTAATTGCGTAACTTCATCACGAAGATTACTAATCATATCATTGTTATTCTTAATTCCTGCGTCCATTATATTTAAGTTTGCTGCACTAAGCGGAGTACTTTTGCTTGGCGATTGTTGCCAGTTTACACGGCTGTACGAAAGAAATCCAGTTAAGCTCATAATTTACCTCCTAAAAAATAAGAGTGCAGGCTTAAACCCACACTCTCTGATGATTTACTCTGTTATTGTATCTGCTGTATTCAAATCAACTGTCTGCTGTTCACTCTTTAACAGCTTATTAACTTCCGATTTAAAATTCTCATAATCATTATCACATTGTGTCTGATTTGCAAGGTATAATTCCTTGTTAGTGATTGTCTAACTAATTGTCAATGAACCAGATTTCGGAACAGCCGCATACATTGTCATAGCTGATTGACCGTTAATTACTGATGTTCCGCTTAAATTTGTTGTCTTTGTTATACTTAACATATTGTTTTCCTTTCTTTCTAACTACTCCATGTATTTGAACCCCAGTCCCATGAAGCTACTACTGTGTCATCTACATATATTCTTAATACACTTCCATCCCAATCAAATGTAACAGGGTTGTTTGTATACATTGCCGGATAGCATCGTCTTGCTAATGACGGATGATATATAGATATATTGTCACAATCTGTGTCAAATCTTACCGTAGCTTCTGAATCTACATATAGAACCCCCTTTCTGATATCTACGCCAAAATCTGTAATAGCATTTATTACCACATTATCATCTCCAATAATGCTAACACCGTGTGCATCAATGTTGTTATGTGTTTTAACATTTGGATTGTACATTTCTATACTATATGGTGATTCCTTCAAATAAGCATCTCCATAAGATAATTTAATCGCACTATATGTTGATGTATCAGTCTCTATATCAATAGAACCTCCTGTTATTTTCGCATTGCTCGATATCAGGTTATCACATCTTATAGTTCCATCTGCTGAAATAGTAGTATTAGTAGATGTAAGCGTGAACAGATTACCATTGACATTAACAGACTTATTACCACTAATATTAATTGTTCCACTTGCATTAAGTGTTATATCATCTGCAATTGCTTCAATTGCAGATTTGAGTTCTCCACTTGTTGGGTCTTTTTTGATGTAAAGGTCAAGGCTTGCTGTTGTAGCATAGCTTTTAAGACTGTCGGTTGTGGCATAACTTTCAAGGTTCTTCTTTGTAGCGTAATTATTAGACACTTCTAACTTAATACTATTGCTCTCTGCACTAATTGCCTGTGTAATAGCATTATTAACTTGTACAGTGGTGCTATAGTTGTCTCTTATATCAATCTGTGTCTTACTTAATTCAGAGCTGATTGTATTAAGGTTCACCTTTAACGCGGCATTTTGATTAAGAAGATAAGCGATTTCGGTTGAAGATATTTCTTTCCAACCGTGCGTTCCGTCTATTTTTTTAATCCAACGCCACGCTCTGTTCTGTGCTTCCCAATACGCTATAATACCTACATAATTATCATATTCTACTTCTGTGTATTCCCATGTGCTGTCACTAGGGTATCTATCATCGCTTGGATATATAGGTACACTCCACTCATTAGCTGGATAATTATCCTTAGTCGGCTCGTATGTCACCTGATATACCTTGAAATCATCGTTGAGTTGCTTGTAGACATCTCCTATTTGCACACCGAAGCTATCAAGCGTACTTGTAACTGTGTTGAATTTGCTTTCGATAGACTCTCCATTGCGAATATCAGTCCACCACAACTTTTGGTCAATAAAATCTTTAGATTGCTTAATAGCCGAACCCCATAATGTAGAATTGCCGCCAACGGTTGTCTGAATGCTCTTGAATACGCTATCAAGGGTTTGCTGTTCACTATCAACATATATCTTCGTTGAATTAAGCGTGTGTGAACCATCATTGTTGATAACATTGAACAGCGATTCTATATTTAACTTGCTTGCGGCAATATCAGCGTTATCCTTAACCATATCATCACGGATAACCTGTCGTTGAATACCTTTGTCTGTTAATCCAATAGCGTCAAACATCAAATTGCCTGATTTATCCCAGATATACATGTTGTAATCTGAATTAGCGTCTTTGCCTATCTGAACCCTAACCCTATTGCTGTCAGATATTTGAATTGTATTGTCTTTCCACTGTGACTTGCCATCTTTGCTGTGAACAAGTACATTAGTAGTATTAATGTCAAGTGCTGTGATTTTGCTTGCGTCAAGACTATCAATCATTGCTGACTTAATCTGCGCTTCTCCCAAAACAGCAATAACAGAATTAGAGAAATCCGTTGTTATTGTTGTTCCTGTTGCTGAACCGAATATTAATGTCTTGATATCAGCTACACTTGCGTCAAGTATGCCAACTTTCTCATAGTCTACTTTAAGATTTGCAATATCCGCATTAACAGCCTTAAGGCTCTCCACATTAGCATTAATGATATTTGCATATGTTGCATCTAACTTATTTGTTTTAAGATTTTCAATGCTTGCGTTAGTTGCGTTAAGATTAGTTATTGTTGCATAAGTGATCTTGGCCGTATCTACATCTAACTTGTTAATCAATGCCTTATTAACAGTTATCAAGTCAGCATAGTACCGTTCCATTTGCTTGGTTACCGGTCCGGAAGCTACACTTGTATTCTTTGTATCAGATTGACCTATAGATGTAACTGTATCCATCAAACCGCCGTCACATTCGTGCGTAATCTGCATTATAGGCACTTTGTAATCAACGTCACCCTTGCTGACAGTTATAATATCGCCAACTTCTAATCTGTAATCGCCGACAAACTTAACTGTAAGCGGTCTGAATTGAAAGCCACCTATCTTTTTATAGACTTCATCAAGAATTGCTTGTGTCATAAACGGATTGGCAAAACTAAGCCCTGTTGCACCACTACCGCTAGTGATTGTGCTAGTTTCCTTATCGCCGGACTTTGTGTTATTACAAGTCAGTTTTTGTATGATGAAATCCTTAGATGTTGTAAATGTAACGCCCTGCTGATAATACTTATGTCCGTCAAGTACATAACCACTATCTTTATACCACCTTAATTCAAGGTTTCCGTCAGAATTAATTACCGCATTACAGCCTTGCAACATAGCCATATAACCGATAATTTCTCTGTAGGTATATCCTTGTGGCTTGTCACTGATAGTATGTGCTGTAACTATATTTGTTGCTAAAGATATACCTAACTTGCCGCATATCTCACCAAGAATAGCTTTGTCAGTGCTAGGGAATGCCATATCCGAGAAGTAAGGCATGTCAGCCTTATACATTCTGTCATATGCTTCGTAGCTTGTGTATTCTCCGTCACTTGTCTGCTTAGTAACTGTAAATATTCCCAACTGAATATACTTAATCTCTGTGTCAACCTTAACACCCTCAAATATGGCAATCTCCTTATTTTCAAGGCTTGTTGTTGGCATATAAATAGAAAAGGTAACACCGCTACTGCAAGTGTTACCTATCGTAATTTCATTATTGGGATTTATCATGTTTTGAAACTTGAAATTGTTAAGTGTATCGGTATGTTCTTTTCCATCAACAACATACTTGGAATAGTATCTTGCACTATTTCCCTTAACAATTTCTGTCATAGCTGTGTCTAATATCTTCATTCTGCACCGCCTTTATTGATTAATTAATGGCTTATCATAAACTCAATTGAGTATAATTTAGCTGGTGTAATTTCTTCGCATTTATCGAATGCGTCCATAGGAAGCATTGTCATGTCAGGTGCTTCAATCTCCTGCTCGTTGATTTCCTGCATTTCTTCCTGTAACTTCTTTAAGTTCTCTGATGTAATCTGATACTGATTATCGTTGATAACTGGATTGCCGCTGTCGTCCTTATCTGCATACTTAACCTTAGTATCTTCTATGGTCTGTAGTGTTGTCTTATACAGTTCTTCTAACGCCTTAATATTGCACATAACAGCCATAGCAATTCTGCCTGTAGTCTTATCATGCGATATGTTACTTAAGCTCTGAAATCTGTCTATTAACTCACTCGTTTTAAGTTTCATGTGGAACTCTCCTTTATTTCTGTATTAAACTTAATTTTGCTCCGACTATTAGTCCGTCCTCATTCTTCGCCCTTGTGAGATACGGGTATGTCACATCTCCCGTGTATATTGTCATTTCTTTTTGCGTACCTCCTAAAAATAGGACTTGTGCTGTTGGGAATGGGTTATCTACGTCGCTTACTACATTATCAAGCAATAGTGCCTGTTCACCTGTTAATGGTGGTAATTGAAGCTCAACTTTGTCTTTGATATCCACGATTGTGCCTACCATTTCTCCGTAATCATTTCTTCCTGTATTTTTAGACCATATCTTATTCCTACTGTATGTGTAGCCGTTATATGCTACTGGGAATCTAACCCCCTCAATCACAACTGCGTCAATCAATCAAATCACCCCTTTCAAGGCATTAAAAAAGGAATGCACCATTTCTGATACATTCCTTAATATTTCTATTGCATTAATTCAATTAGTGTTATATAATATCTGTACTGCTTGTTTAAGTGGTATTGTAACTTTTGGCTGTCAGTTGTCGGGCTGACAGCCTTTTGTTTACCAAAAAATCAGCCCACATTTGTTACACACAAACCTATGTCGTGAATAAGTTCCGCCCTGTTGCTTAATCTTCTCTTTCTTATTAACCAGTGTAAACGGTCTTAAAGGATTCAGATTAACAGTATATCTTGTTTTGGATTTCTGCGGTACAGTTGTTGTAATCTGCGTGTGAGAACAATCCCAACTACTACATCTTGGACAATATACTTCAACCAATCCATTTTCCGCCGCTCTGTACACTCCTTTAAAGTTAGGATTTAGTGGGTGTTGAATTTGTGGCTGTTGCTTTTTCTTTATCCCTATTGCTTCTAGCATTTCAGCTAAATCTTTTTTCACTGACATACATATTTCCTCTACTGTAATTCTAATATTAATTTCATAAGTTTTTTATCATCTCCCAGTGACGTTACTTCTAAATCAACATTACTTTTATCTTCTAGTATATATATCCTTGCAACTGTAATATTTGTACCTGTCTGTAATTCTCTTGCAATATTATTGTATTCGTCAATATCAAAACTAACTAACGGATAATCAAGTTCTTTGCCGTTCTGAAAGCATGTAACATTATAATTATATGCAAAAGCTGTGTTATCTTCTGAATTGTTTGCAAAGTCAAAATAAACAACAAGAACTTCTCTGTCATTGCTATCTGTAATTACATCATGCTTAAGATATTTAAGCGTTGTATTATCATATGTAACTGTATCTGTGTTCTGTTCTGTTGTAGCAACTTGTTTAGTGACATTTATGCCGTCTGCATTGTTATTATTTCCATTTCTGTCAATTACTACTATTAACATTAATATCGAAAATATAATTGCAAAATAAGAACCTAAATGCCTTTGTGACCTATTCCCTTTGCTTTTAATCAAATCCACAATAGCTAATATAAGTGCTACTGGAATTGTAAAAGTAAAAAGTGCCATAACCGCTGCCACTATGCTAAGTTTACTATCTTTCTTTTTCTGTTTCTTATCTCCCATATTGCGTTACCCCTTTGCTTTTTATATATAGCAAAAGAATAGCACAATACTTTTATCTTATCAATACGGAAAGGCTGCTTGACCTGTCATATTTGTATAGCTGTTAGCTTTATCTTGTACCATTGTAAACAGCTTATCTGCGTCACCTTGTAATGTTATGTTTACATTGTTGTTAGCTTCTGACATAGCTGCTACAACCGCATTGTAAACGGCTGGATAAACTGCGTTGGCAATACCTGTTGTGATTTCCTGCTGATTGGCTACCGCTGTTCTCCCGTCCATAGTACCAACCATTTCGGGTCCAACTTCGTTTGCGACAAACAATTGTCCTTTGCCTGGGAATCCGCCGTTTGCATACCAATCAATACTGACTTTTGGCACTCTAGGCGGTGCAAGACTAAATTCTCCGTCAATCTTAAAGTGTGGTGTATCAATGTGTGGAAATTCAAGTCCTAAATCATTCCACCACTGCTTAAAGCTGTTCCAAGCGCTCTGTATCTTAGTTTTAAAATCTTCGATAGCCACAGAAATGCGTTGGAGTGCTGGTTTGCTATCCCACCAATCTACAACATCATCCCACTTCCCTTGAATACCTTTTTTAATTCCGTCAGCTAAGTTTTCCCATTTTTCCTTAGTAAACCACGGTTTCACATCATTGCTCCACCAAGAAACAATTGCAAGACTGTTCCACCAACCAACGATTGAATCCCATTTTTCTTGTATTCCTAATTTCATTCCGTCAACAGCGTCAACCCATGTTTCTTTTTCAAACCACGGTGCAACATTATTATTCCACCAGCTAACAATAGCTGTATTGCCCCACCAATCTGAAAAACTGTTCCATTTTTCGCTTAAAGATGTTTTTATGTTGTCTCCCAGTTCTCCCCATTTTTCCTTAGTAAACCATGGTGCAACACTTGTAGTCCACCAATTTGCTATATCATCTTTATGTCCAAATGTGATAGTTTCTATCACTCCGTCAATAAAGCTAGGTAAATCTTCAAATGGTGCTTTTATAAGATATGCTAATTGGTCGAACATTGACATATCTATTTTCTCGCCTGTTAATTTTTCATTGAGCCAATTGCCTAAATTAAATCCAGCAATAGCGGCTACTATTCCACCTACTATTCCAGCACCTATAGTTAAACCTATTTCTGTTGCTGTTCCTGCTCCTATAATAGTGCCTATATCTGTTGTAAGTAATCCACCTATTCCTGATATTATACTGCCTGTTCCGAATGATTTTAAAGCACCTTTAATACTTGTTCCTATTACTGTAACAAGTTTCTTTTTCAAAGCACTTCCTAAGCCTGTAAATTTCAATGCCGCTATAGCCGTTATTAAGGTCGTTTCAATTGGTGCTGCCGTAAATGAACCACTCCATAATTCGATAGCTGCTTTAATGGCTTGCCATAACACATTGCCAAGGCTTGAAAATATTTCAAGCCAATTAAGTCCAGCTAAATACTCTCCTATATTATGTCCAATTGTATACCAAGGAACATCATCTATAGCCTTTGCAAACCAATTAAAAATTCCTGCCACGAGGTTAGATGTATCTTGTCCTGCTGCATAAAAATCCCCAATTGCAAAGTCTTTAAATATCTTCCTAACAGGTTCAAGTGCTTTCTCTATCTTATCAGCCCAAGCAACTGCCGAATTTTCCATATTGGCAAATGCTTTATTCCATGCCGCTTCATAATCAGCCGCCGCCTTAGTAATATCGTCTGTCAAATCAATAGAGCTACCGCCACCACCACTTGAACCCTTGCTTGAGCTTGTATCGTCCTGTAATTTATTTATTTCATCAAATCCCATAAGGGATAATGTAGCTTTCTTTGCCGAATCAGCTACATCTTTGTAGCCATCTGAAATATCTTCTAAGCCGTCTGATGTGTCTTTATAGCCACTTTGTCCGAAGCTCTCAAAGTCAATCTTAACCCCCATTAAAGAAGCAAGGTTGACTAATAATCTTTTGATTGCAATAGTTACTCCGTTTACTATCGGCATAACCTTTGAAAGAATTGGGATAAATAGCTGTCCTGCTACCATTCCTACCTCTTTCATATTGTTGCTGAACTGGCGTAACATATTACTTGGGCTGTTAATCGTATTAGCTAAATCGCCCCAAGATACTTTTGATTGGTCTAATATTGCTAACACTCTTAACTGTTGTTTTTCCATCTGTGTCATTTCTGATACAGACTTAGAAATACCTAAGTTATAGGCATACGTCGCTAATGTAGCATTAGTAATATCAATACCATATTTATACAATGCCCTTGACTGCCCGATTAAGCCGCTTTGTAAGTTCTGTGCTACTGTTGAATAGTCCACATTAAAAAGTGAGCTTATATCGCCCGCAAGCATTGTCATTGACTTTGTTATTGCTGTTGTTGCTTCACCCGTCTGTCCTAGTGAGTTAGTGACAGAGGCTAACTGTGAAGCGTACTGTGTTATCTCTTGTATGTTAAGTCCTAAGTTCTTTGCTCCACTTTCTTCAAGCAAACCGCCTTGAACATTGACTTTTAAGCCTGATAGTTTTCCAAGAGTATCATTTACTCTACTTTGAAAACTTTCTGCATATGCTGTTGCGTTATCATAGCCGTACTTTTCGTAATCTTTATCCCATTCCGAGCCAATCTTGCCAAATGCAACCGCTTGATAGTTGAACGCCTCAATGTAATCTGTTGTTGACTTGATGGCTTCTATAAGTTTTTTGCTGCCACGAATTACCATAAAATAAGTGGCATAAAACTTGCCTATTGCACTTGCTAAGTTCCAACTGCTCTTGGTTGCTGTCCTAGTACTTGCAGAAACGCCGTACAACGTCTTTTGAAGTGAGTTTGAAGAAGTACCCACCTTGCTACCTTGACTTGCTAAATTAGCCAATGCGTTGGTCATTTGAATAACATTCTGGCTTACTGTTGGTGCTCTTGATAGCGTTGTCATTAAGCCATTTAAAGCATTGCCTAGCTTTGGAATGTTTACAACGGCGTTTTCTATACTCTTACTGCCTAGCTTACCAAGTGACTTTGCAAATTCTGTGACTTGTGTTGCATTTTGCGGAATAGCTGATATGCTTGCAACTGCCTTTGTGACAGCTTGAAGTGATGTAGCTGTGTTAGTTAGGGCAACTGAATCAACAGAACCTATCTTTGTGATGTTCTTAGCAAGCCTTGTAAAATCTGTTGTTCCTGCGTTCATATTCTGCATAGCAGAACCTAACTGACTAACACCACTCGCAAGACCGCTTAGTGATGAACCATTCACAGTTGCAAGTGATGTTGATAGCCTTGTAAGCTGATTTATCAGTTTATCGACGGAATTAATAGCTTTAGTGGCAGTACCGGTAATTTTGACTTCTAAACTGTCTAATTCCACGCTTTATACCTCCGGCTTATCATTTTTAGGGTGTGTTAAATCCCAGTTTGCTTTGCGTATTTTCATATTCAAGACAAACTCTTCTCTCTTTCTTTGTATTTCATCTTCACTGTTCTCTTTTTTGTTAATATCTCTATAAATAGGCTTATCCGGGTATTCAAGCTCACCTTTGCCCCAAGCACCACTTCTAACACCTATCTTGATTGCTGGGAGTATGTAACTACCTATCGCAAGCCATATATCTGAATCCATTCGTTGTCTTTTAAGTTTTTTGCCCTCTACAACAGCCCATAGCTTTTTAGGTGTCATTTTAAGAAAGTCTGAATAACTAACGCCTAGCGAACTGGCTAAGACAAAGTATTCTTCCCAAATTATTTTGTGGAAGTCTGCTTTTTCTTGTGGTCCTGTGGAACTACTGTCGGCTTCTTCTGTTCCTGTGTCGCTTCTTCCACATTGTTCGCCATCTCCTCTAACATCGCTGTTATTCCCGACAGCTCGAAAAAACCATCATCTTCCATCGCTTTCTTGATTTCTTCGAATAGCGTTCTGTATCCGTAACTCTTATCTGCCTTTCTCTTCTCTGTGATATATGCCCTAGTGAGTTCCTTTGCTTCATCCATGGTTACAGGATTGTTGTCAATGCAACCTGCATAAATGGCTAAAATGCAAATCTCTGGCACATCTGCTGTCATATTTGCCAATCCATCAAAGGAAGCCTGTGCAACACTCTTATCTGTCTGTGCAAGTAAGTAAGAACCATTAACGACAGAAAACATTTTCTGCACTATCTCTTTGCACTCTGCTGCTCCAAAAGAGAACTCAACTTTGTATTCTTTTCCGTTTACATTAATATTCATCATAATTTTTACCCTTTCCCGCCCTATCGTCCATATAGGGAAAGGTGCGGATTTTACACCGCACCTACCTTTTAAAATAATTATTCTGTTACATCATCAAGATATGATGTGTAGTCGGCTGTTTTGGCGTTTGTGCCACCAATCGACACAGCCTTTGATTTAGTCGATTGGCTCATCATTCCCCCGATGTTGGCTCCACCTTTGTGTCTGTTCCTACCATATCCTCAATAATAAGGTTGATAGCCATTGTAAGAAGCCCGTTCTGCTCTTTACTTGTGATTGGTAACTTTGATGGTGGTTGTGCTACAAAGAACTCCGCGTCTGTTATGCCCGGAGTAATCTCCTGGAACCACATTCTCTTACCGCCTGTCAATCCATTGTATGCTGTAATAAGAGTTTTCCATTCTTCAATAGTTGCGTCTGTCTTATTAACTGTTACTGCAACTGTATCTGTGACTGTATCTCTGCCTGCAATGTTTCTTGCCTGCTTATCTTCAAGTGCTGAAGCGTCTATCGCTTCTGGTGTTACTGTAATTTCATCAATAGAATTAATTCTTGTAAGTAACTTGAATGATGTTGGCTTTGTACCTGCCGTTGTTTCAACTCCATAAGAGAAAGTAACGCCCAGTGTACTTAATCCTGCTACTGCATCTGCCATTGTCTACCTCCTAAAAATTTGCAAAAAAATAAGAGCATTTCTGCTCTTTGTTACATTAATCTGTCATTTGCTCCAATTAACCGCCTAAATCTAGCGGTGCTCTTATGTACTTTGTTACTGATTGAGAACTCTGGCATTGCATTGCCTTGAAATCTCATTGTCTTAAATGCATCTGTAATTACTGCCATAACCTTTCGGCAGTCAGACTTGCTTGTGTTAGTTGTAACATCTACTTGAAATGTCGCTAACAATGCGTTAATTGTCTGTCCGTCAAGCGTTTGTCCTTGTTCAACTGCCGGTAGTAAATGAATGTATACTGTTGGGAATACTGCTTGACCGCTGTTTTCTCCCTCATTGGTTATGACTATCTTTGGATATGTTTTTTTAAGCTGTGTTAGGGTTTTAGCCTTGACAAGTGCTGTGACTGTATTTTCAAGGTCTGTCGCCCAATCGTTTGCATTTGCCATTAACTAAACACCTCTCTTGCTATGCAAAGATTATCGCTCCTTGCAAAATGAAAAAGTCGCTTTTCAGCGACCTTTCTTAAATAATTCTTCATATGTTCTTGCCCCTTTCCTATATCTATAAATTATGGTTTTTCTTGATGTGCCTGTTATTTTTTCCCATTCTGTCAAATTGTGTTCTTCTTCACCAACCCTAATAATTATCTGTTGGGGCTTATTTATTATTTTTGTATTTTGAATTAATTCGTCAACAGTACATAAACCTTTTAAATATCTTTGATATCTACTTCTCAATGTAGTCATTGATATTTCATATTCTTTATGTAAATCAAGTAATGTTTTTTCTTCTCCGTTTATAACTATCTTTCTTGTACATCTTTTGTTATAATTTTGAACATCTTTATCAGCCCATCTGCAATTAGATGGCTCATAATTGCCATTAACATCTATTCTGTCAAGGGATTGTTCAGCTTTAGTCTTTTTATTATCGTACCCATTTTTGTAAGCCCAATTAATAAAATTTTCTACATTTTCTAACCATTCATCACATACTTTTATTCCTCTGCCACCATATAATGAATATGAATCACAGTTTGGGTTATAACATCTGTATTTCATACCATAATAAATGCTGTACAACTTTTCGTGTGAGTATCCGTGATTATGATAGCCTTTCTCCGCGCTTATACAACCGCAAGATTTTGTGTATCCATTTTCGAGAGAGTCTTTTCTTGTAATAATAAAATTCCCACAATCACATTTGCATTTCCAGTATGCGTGGTGCTTATCATTTGGATTTTTCACTTTTTCAACAGCTATTAATCTGCCATACCTTCTCCCTGTTAAATCAATCGCTTTTCCCATAATATCACCTCTAATTAAATTTTATAATTTAATTATAAACCCATAAATTATAATTATCAAGCGTTTTATTAAACTTTACAATTTAATTTTATTATGATAATATATTAAAAATAATATAAAGGAGTTGATTTTATGTTAAAAGACGAATTAAAAGGTCTTATTGTATCTCAAGGTTTTACTATGTCACAAGTAAATGCTGAATTAAATCGTAGGCACGGAACACATCTTTCTTTTCAAAATTTTAGTAATCGCTTTCGCAAAGAAAGTTTTACTTATAATGAAGTTATAGAAATTCTTGATATAATAGGTTATAGAGCAGAATGGGTTAAAATTAACTAAATACTCTCCTTGCTACTTCAACATATTTCTGTATGATTTCCATATCAGCTTTATAAACAGGCATTTGTGCTTCTACGCCGTGCGTAAGAACTAAGGTTCCGTCATCATCATAGTAACCCCACACTTTTTGTACGCCGTGATGTTCGCCGTATGAGCCTATAATCATACCATTAACAACACCCTTTGGGTGCTTGCTACTTCCAGCTGCTCCATTGTAAAAAACGCCAGCTCCGAACTCTATAAACATAAGTTCTTTGCCCTCTACAATTAATTTTGCTTCAACATATTCTCCTGCGGATTTCATTTCAACATAACTGTGATGGCTTGTGTCTGAACCGCTACGAACACCTTTCTCATCATATGTATAGCTAGCTTTTGCCATATTTTCATCAATGACAGGTATTCCAACTTCTGCAAGTTCTTTGACAAGCTGTGAAGTTTTTTTGATAAGCCAGTTCTTATACTGTTGTAACTGTCTGATAGCTTCATTTACGGACTTTTCAGATAAGGATATATTAATTGTATGTCTTGCCATAATACACCTACTTTACAGCTGCTTTGAGCATATACTTAGTTGAATATAGTGCTGGCTTAATGCCTACAATCGTGAAATCTGCCGATGTTTCATCAACAAGACTGTCAGATGTGTATGTAGGCTTGCTATCAAGCCATATAAGGTCGCCTTTTTGAATAGGTAGTGTATTCCTATCTGTCAGCAAAATAGCATCAAAATCAGCCGTATCAAAGCCGTATTCTTTGCTTTGTGCTTCTCCGCCGCTGAATGATATGTTTGCTTTGAAATCGACCGGCTCTGAAAAACCCGTTTTTTCTTCAAGGACTTTAGGTATCTTATTTCCCTCATCATCAAGATAAGGAATGAAGTTACCCTCTGTGTCGGTATATCCCTCATAAAGGATATTGCCATCATCATCTCTTTCATAAATAGTTACTGTCTGTCCTTGAAGTGAATACTTCATAGCCTGCTTATTAATGTCAAGCATATCACTTCACATCCTTGCCAAATCGCTTCCATAGTTCAGACAACTTCTCCCAACCGTACATCGCTACAAAAGCAACAACAAATCCTGCCATAATTGCCGCAAGAATCATGTACCACAGTATTGTCATCTGAATATACTGCATATAAGCAACAAATGCCGCTACAGTAATACCGATTGACAGGACAAATACTACAATATCTGTAGGCACCTTATTGAATACTCCAATACCCTTGATTACCTGTGTAATTACAGATACCATAAAGGCTAATGCCCCGACAATTGCTAATATGATTGTCATATTTGCAATCAATGTCTGCATAATCTCCATTCTGCTATACCTCCTTATCTTCATTAAGTCGTGCTTCCAATCCGTCTATTCGGTGGTGTGCCGACTTTACACTTTCCTCAACTTTAATAATCCTGTTATCGTGAGAATTAAGTTCTTTTCTCATTTCTATAACTTCATTTTTTATCTCTGTTGTGTTGCCTGATATTGTGTCAAGTTTCATATTTATGCGTGTATTTTCTTTTACACGCTCCGTAAGTTCTGCATTGTCAGACTTTTTGTTGTTCTTAAGATTAAATCCCAACGTAAACAGTCCGAAAAAGACGGAAAAAGCAACTGAAATAATGCTTATAATTACTGCTATTGGCATTGATATACCGCCTTTCATAATTAATAATGGCACACCGCCCACCACCCTTAATGTGTGCCGCCTGCTACCATATTGGTAACGCACAATCTTCTTTATAAAACTTTAGCAAATGGAAATACCCCGACAAATAAGCTGTCTCTATCTCTCCAAGTTCTGTTGACACCATTCTCATTGTAGCTTGCCATAAATGCTTCACCTGCCTGTGAATGGTCGTAGACAGCCAGATTAACAATAACACTCTCAAATTTCTTCAAGTCCTCGGCTATCATTTCATCTGTGTAGCTGTCGGGATAACACCTTTTTGCCTTTACATCTTCTGTAGCCTGTTTAATAAGCTGTTCGATTATCGGATTATCTTCTCTGTTATCGAACACTACCACATCAGATGTTGTTTCATCATCATTTGTGACTGTATCAATATGAAATTGTTTAAGTCTGATTTTAGTTTGTTCTAATGTAGTGTATTCCATAATTTCAGCTCCTATAACCCTAATTTCTCAATTAACAGTTCTTTAAGTTCTGCTCCTGTAAGCTCCATTGCGTTCTCAATACCTTGTTCTAAGGCAAGTGTCTGCAAGTCCGCTGTTGGCATACGCTTAATAGCTGTCTTTGTGTAATCGCTTGTAGGTTGAGCAGGGAACTTGTCCTGCTCTTCCTCATATTTAAGCTCATCTCCATAAACAGCTTCCTGTCTTACATTATCTGCTGTTACTTCTTCGCTCTGCTTTGCGGCGTTGATTTTATGTCGTCTTAATAACATATAAACACCTCTTACTTTCCGAACTTAGCAAGAACAACCTTTGAATCGTTGCTTAAGACTGCTGTGTAATGCTCGTCGCCAGAGATAACAGTTGTCTTTGCAAGAATATCTCTGTCTGATTCAATCTCAACGCTTCTCTTCATATAGATTGTAAGTGCGTTCTCTTCCTCTGATACGCCATCTGCACCTGCTTCCTCGTTAGGGTCTTCTGCTGATACGATAACAATAGGACAAGCATAATATTCTGTTGTAACAGCCTTTAACTTGCTACCTACCTTAATTTCCTTGCCCTTTGGCTTGAGTGTATGTGCAAGTGCTGTATCAAGATGAACATTAGTTGTATCCTCGCTTGTTGTGTCAGCTACAACATTGATTGTTCCTGTTGAATCGTCAAGCTCATACTTAACCAGCTTAACTTTCTTAGACTTAACAACCTGTGCTCCTGCGATAGAACCGATAGTGCCATTCATAATTACATTAAGTGGGTACTTGTCATTGCTCTTAAAATCATCGTCATTAAGTAATGTGGCTTCCTGTGCTGGGTTAATGAATAATATCTTTGTAAGTGATGAATCCGATTCATCATCAAATTTGCTATTAGCTGCTACAACTGCTGAATAGCTGATAGGTGCTGCTGTTCCATCGTAATCAATAGGTGCTGTGCAAAGTGCGTCATAGCTGTCATTATCAACCTTTGCAGCGATTGACATAGCAATCTGATTGATAGCTGTACCAAGTGGGTCGCCATAACCAGATAACACTGATTCATCTGTAAGCTCTACAGCCTTACCTGCTTTCTTAACCTTTGCTTCTGTTGTAGATGTTGTAAGTACTGTTGTACCCATAGCAACACCTTCTGCTATATCTTCTGCGTCACCAATATAAGCATATTTTGGCACAACGATTGTGCTTCCCGGTCTGCCTACAAGTGTTGTATCAACTCTTGCGATAGGTGAAAACTTAATCTTTTTTGGCAACTTAGCTGATACCATATCAGCCATTACTTGTGGATCTACTAAATTTGCTAACTTAGTCTGTGGCATAGTTTATTTACCTCCGTTTTCTACTCTGTGAACTTCTTATAAAGCTCTGGGTTCTTATTTTTGAACTCCACTCTTTCGTGGTAATTCATCTTGTTGAACTGTTCCTGTGTTATCGTGCTTTCTTCTCCACCGCCTGCATTAATAGCCGGTCTTGATTTAAGCCACTCCGCCTTAGCTTCTTTAACCTGTCTTTGCACTTCATTGGCAATTACAGTTGCTATAAGGCTATGGTCTGCGTCTGCAACCGCCTCAATCAAAGAATCAATATCCTTTCCATCGCCTATAACTTTCTGATAAGCATTGACAGCTTTCATATGATTAAGCTCTTTGCTCATGTTCTCGAACTTTTCAGCCTGCAACTTTTCAGCTTCCGCCTTTGCTTCCGCTTCCTGTTCTTCTGCTGTCTGCTTTGAACGAAGTTCTTTCTTGTACTTAGCTGCTTCTGAACTGGCTTTATCAGAAGCGTTCTTATACTTCTCTTTTTCAGCTCTTTCACTAGCAAGCTGTGCCATAAGTTCTTCTACACTAGGTGTCTGCTCTTCGTTCTGTGGCTCATTATTAGTTGTTGGTTCTGTTGTTGTGTTAGTTACATCTGCCATAATTTCTTTACCTCTGCTTTCTGCGTTTTTTGTTGTTCTCTCAACTTCTTGCGATATTTGTATTGCCCTTTCTCTAGGGCATATAAAAAGCCACAAGGCATTTTTACCCTGTGGCTCAATATCAATTTATTTATCTGTTCTGCTCTTATCTATAACTGGACTATTTTCTGTCTGGTCTGATAAGTCTTGCATTGTGCGGTCTTTGTTAGGCGATTGTTCGCCATCTCCGCCCTCTGCTTGGTTCTGTGTGTCTTTGTTGATTATACTGTCTTGATATGCCTTAACCATCTCTCCGCTTCTCGCTACAACATCGTTAGGGTCATCAAAGAATGGAATTGCATCAACTGTATCTTTAAGGCTAAATCCGTGACTTATCAATGTCGCCATAGCATTAACTTTGGTTGACATTTCATAAGTTTTTTGTCGCTTAATGTTAGGCTTTACATCTCTTGCTCTTAATTTAAGTAATGGATTACTGCTGTTAACATTGTTTGACAGTTTGATAGCTGCAAGAGTAACTTTTATCTCTTCCATTTTGCAGCCATCTGTAATTAATTGCTGTTTTGCCGCCGCTGTTTCAGCCTGTGACCAGCCTGTTGCGTCTGACATTGCAACTCCTGTACTACCACCACTGCTATCATTTCGTTGTGGCACATTGCATTTCTGTAAGATTATCTGTCGCCTTGATTGGATATTGTTAAGCATACCTGTGTAATCGTAATTAATTGCAAGCGGCTCAACTATTGGAGTTTTACCATCTGCCGATGTATAGGTCTGCATCCATTCTCCAGATTTTGGCTTCCTTACTTTTTCAGTAATGCGTTGCGTTCCATCTTTATCAACTGTTGTTTCCTGTTCAACTGGGAAATCAACATCATTTGTATGCCATACCGCCTGCGTATTCTGTTCAACATCATTTGTAAAATCTGAAATGAGTAGGTTTAAGTTATCCATTTCAGATATTTGCCGTTCAAAACAGCCCATTCTGTCGAATGACCTTGTATATTCAATAATAGGGATTTTATGTAATGGATTCTCTTCTCCGCTTCTCTCTAAAAATCCCCATTTTGTTTTTCCTTTTTCTGGTCCGTTAGTGATTTTTATCCCATCCGTAACTTCATAGCGAATATCTTTTGTAAAACAGGTGTAATATCTTGTACCGCTATGTTTGTCTTTAATATAAGTGCCTGCAAGAATAATCCTCTTGTCACTATAAGCTGTTGACCTTACAACAAATGTTGTTCTTGGGTCTAATACATTATATGTGAAATAGCTTTCCCCATCCTCGTATTCTGTATTCACATCAATAAGGACATATCCAACGCCACCAATTTCAACATATCTTGCAAGTTCCTGTTGTTTCTGCCTTGCGTTCTGTGATTCGTAGCAACTGTTTAATTCTGCTATAGCTTCTGTGAGGTTAGAATCCTCATTGTCGCCATTTTGAACTAGCGTTATAGGATTTCCCCACTTAAAGCCTAAATTAAACTCTGTGACCTCGTTAGCCACATTATCACAGCACTCACAGTCAATGTCTGGTCTGTAAGTCTTTGGATTCTTCCTAACTATTGGCTGTATTCCTGCGTCATAATCAAGAAGAAACTGTATTCTGTTAGAATTAATATCATGTTCCAAAATTGCTTCACGCAAAATTGGTATTATATTGTCAGACGTTATTTCTTTCGCACCTGTATAAATAGCAATTCTTCCTGTCTGCATTGTCTACACCTCTAATAAAATGTCATACCGCTCGAACTTCTGCTTTGTGGTATTTCCTTAATCTGAAAATCATCATCATCGTTAGGCACATACCATATCCATTTGTGGCAATGCTTGCACGCTAATTTATGTGTTCTTGAGTCTTTGCTGTCTGCCTTAGTCAAAAACTTATGGCAGTTTGGACACATAATTGATTTATCTTTATTCATATAAAATTTCATATTTTTACCTCGTTGCATAACAAAAAGCACCGCCACAATTAAGCAACGGTGCTTTCGATAAGGAATTTGTTTATAAAAAACATCTTTGTAACTTCTTACAAATACAGTATATCATTAGTACAATATGACATTCTATGACATCTTTAAATATGCGTTACCATATTTTTCTTCAAACGCTTTAAGAGCCTTTCCATGAAGTCTGATAATTTGTCTCCATGAATATTTCATTTCTGTAGCGATAACCTCGAAAGTTTTCTTTTCAATATATCTTGAAAACAGAATATTATAATAATCTTCATTCTCTATGCCGTCTATTTGCCCTATAATCAAGTCTTTCTTTTCAATGTATTCATCTATCATGTTGTCAAGATTATGCTCCATTTCGTCAATTTTGGCGTATGTAGTGCCTATTTTATCTGGGTCAGATGACGACATTACTCTTTCTTCATTTTTTACCGCCGATATGCTGTGAGAAAGTTCTCTAAGCTGTGATATTTCTGCCAGCTTATTATTTATCATTCTATTGAGTCTGCTTATTTGGTTCAAATAATCCTTGGTTGTCATACAAACCCTCCTCTTATATTGGACTTGACATAATTACTGTTTGCGTTGCTTTTTTATCTATTACTATTGCAAGCTGTGTTATCGAATCACTTGCATCATCGTGTGGATTTTTACCCTCTGATGTGTACATTGTAAATTCATCCATAGCATCTTGATACATCTGTGTTCTTATGTACGTTGGTCTATCATCTATCGCAAGATATTGTCTACTGATGAGGAAAATGAATATCTCTTTTACTCTGTCAGAATAGCCTTTAATTTTTTCCTCTTTAGGTAGTTTTGTATTTGCGTAATATGGAATAATTCTACAGAAATATACATTTTGCTTTTTCATTTCAGTTTTAATGCTATCTGTCATCAGCTTTCCACCAGCATTTTGTTCAATGTGTAATTCTGTTATATAGTGTTTTTTGATAGCTGCTACAATTAGAGGAACTGTAACCGCTTGTGTGCCTTTCTTGTACACCCAGTCTATAATATATCTTTGTTTTCCACCAAAGTCCGCACATATTGGCATTGATAAGTTATCAGCTCCGCCAAACGCCGGATCGCATAATGCAATTACTTTCCGTTCTTTGTTTTCTAATTCATCATCAAAATCTCCATTAAAGAATCTTAATTCATTATCTGGAAACAACAATCCCTCACGAACATAAGGTTTTTGCATAAACTTAGCCATCCATTCAGCCTTGTCAAGTTTTTCTCTCATATCCCTGTAATATGCTGTTGAAAAGCCGTTTATTTCATAATCAAAGTTACTCTCATCATTTTCATCAAGTGCTGGTATTCTTCTAAATCTGTATTGAGAGTCATTTTCATATTGTTTTCTCATTCGTTCCAATGGGTCAAGGACATTCCATAATGTACCTACCATCAATTCTCTTGCACCATCGTTTTTTCGGTCAACCATCTTGTTTAGATACTCTTGATAGGTATTTTCCATTCGCATAGGTGATAATGAATGTTCTCTATCTCTTACCAAATCATCCACATACAAATATCCATCTTTTGATACATCAACTGCACCAGTCCAGGTTCCATCAATACCACGGCAAGTAACTGTCGCAAATCTGTCTGGATTTCCAAGAGTTATTGTAAATTCATCAGCACTTTTATCTGTTACAAGTGGTTTATTTGCGTATTCTGGATTCCAAAAATAAAATAATTCAGAAAATGTATATTCTTCCGTAGTAAATAAGTTCATAAGTTCTTTATAAAAGCCTTTTGCAAGTATTCCAGAGTGACCTCCCATAGCTGAATGGCTATTAGGTCTGCGTAATGATACCCACGCAAGAAAGAATATACAAATTGTGGACTTTCCAACTCTTGACGGCATTGATAATCCATAAAATTTAATTATTCTGTTTTCAAGGTCTTGCAAATCATTGACAACTATTTTAAGGGTGTGTCGTCTTGGGAAATAAAACCTTTTGCTGTAATGTCTTTTCCGCTCCATATAAAACATAAAGCTCTCAAAATCATAATAGCTTTCAGTTTTAAGAGTTTTATACCATTTATCAATTAAAGGATATTCTTCATCGTTGTCTTGAGCATATTTTTCTAAGTCCCATATTCCAACGCCGCTATGCTCCACGCAAAACTGTTCTATAATCTCTTTACAGCGTTTTGTTAGTTGTAATCCATACTGAATATCCTTTTCAGTTTTAATTGCCACTTCTGACGCTTCTATGTATGCGTCCATAACGCTTTCATCTATTCCATTTTTCTCTATGTAATTTTCATATCCATTAACTGTGGAAATAAGGCTCTGACTAGCCATAAAGAAAAGCACCTCCACTTAAAAGCAAAGGCGCTTATAGACCTCTGCCTATAATTTTTCTAGGTTAGCAACTAACTCTATTTGTTAGCCGGTAAAATTTTGTTAGAATAATACGTCACGGACAGCCGGATGTAATTTCTGCACAAGTGCATTATAATCATCAATTACATATCTTGCTGGAATCATATATGCTTTAATGCCATATCTTTCTGCTGTTTCCCTTTCAATGCAGCAGCCACTCCAATCATAGTTCTCCGCAATTCCTATGAACACATCAGCCTGCGCCAGCTTCTTAAGACTTTCACCTAAATACCATACAGCTTCATTGTTGTTTTTAGGTGGATTATCCTCGATATAACTGTCGATAAGCTCTAATTCCTCGCCCTCGTATATTTCAGCAATTTTTTTTCATTTTCTGAATACTTGCTTTGATTTCTTCCTCTGTTCTGCCTTTCATCGGCACGCTTGCAAATAACTGTTTCATAAGTTCCATCTCCTTTTATATGTTTTATCAGCCTTTAACTTTCTAAGGTTAGCGGCTACAATCAATTTGTAGTCGGTAATATCACTTAATCAATATCTGCAATGCTTTCTACAAAGCAATTGTAGTAGATATATCTCTTACCATTAAAATCAAACTTAACATATTCACCATCGTTTGTATCAATATCAATCTTGCCTTCATATGTTGCGAGTTCTTTACCATCTGCCGTGTATACAGTAATTGTTCTCTGCATACCACCATTGATATTACTCTTAAAATCAGTTACGCTTCTTTCCCATTGTGCGGTACATCCGGTCATTCCTAAACACAATGTCAATCCCAATACAACTGCTAAAATTTTCTTCTTCATAATAATTCCTTTCCACTGATAATCAGCAATTATTTATTTTAATTCATCTGCTGTAACTATATGCAAAATTCCATAATTACCTTTATCAAAACTATCTCTTGCGTTTTCGTGACATCTTGTGCGTAGTACATTTAATTTAGTTTTAATATTGCTATTGCAAATAGCCTTAGCAATGTCAGAAAATGGTTGTGGGTTGTCTAGTCTTGAATTAGCTTCTGCTATAGAACAATGCTTATATTGTATTATTGCGTCCATTGCAAAGTCTCTGTCCAAATTAACACCCAAAAATCTGTCCGTAACTGTATTCCATATAGCATATAGGTTATCTACATCATCTTGTAATGCGACTATTAACATAATCTCACTCCTTGTTCAGTTCATCCGCATATCTTGTCATTTCAATCTGTGTTCCGTTTTCATCCCTTGCACCGACAGTTACATATCTGTTACTTCCACTCATCATATCCCCAATCCGTATTTCCGTTTTATCATCATCAAACTTGTAACACTCCCGCATTTTCTCAATGCAGTTATTCATTTCTGATATTTTCATAACTTTGCTCCTTAAAGTCTTGGAAAATAATAATCATGCCACCCTTTTTGCCATCTCTGTTCATTGCACCATTTCAAATAGCATCCAATTTTCTCGTCATATGTCATATTTTTACTGAAATTATCCCAAGCAATTTGATTTTCTTTTATTCTTTTATTTGTGACAATTCTATCAACAAAATAATAAATAATTGGAATTGCCACTAATGTTGTAGTTATAATAATTAGCCCATTAATCATTCCTCATAACTCTCCTTGTTTCTTCAATTATTTTAGAACCCCTAGCAGAAGTCATTTCAATATGGCTTTGTGGCAGTCTGCCAAACTTTTCCAAAGCATATTTTTCTACTTCTTCTCTTGAAATATCTATACCAAAATTTCTCAATGCTTCTTTAGATGGCGATTGATACTCCGATGAAGGGTTATCAATGTTGTTCATTCCTCACAGGCCTCCATCTTTGTCAATAATTCCCTTATCTGTTTCTTTAGTCTCTTCTCTGTTGCATTAAAATCCGCAAGCCTTACAAAATCTTCGTTTTCCTTAGCTTCTTCAAACGCTGAACAGAGTCCATTGTTTTTGTATCTATATACCGGTATCGCATATATATCACTCATTCCTCATAAACCTCTCAAAATCTTTTCTGCACTTAGGGCATAAATCAAAGTCATCAATACTCTTATATGCATTTTTGTTACATAATAATCCACCGATTCGATATACTTTTCTTGATATAATGCTTCTTTCAGAGAAGCTAATTTCCGCACCGCACCTGTCGCAAGCGTACCATTCTTTTTGATGTTTCATATAAGCCACCCTCACTTATCAAATAAAAATTCGTTATTGACTATTCTGTTTTGTGTGAATAGTGTTTTAGCATTGGCAATCCGTGTCTTTTTCTCCAGTTATTGCAAGTTATGTATTCAAGTGCCTTAATTATTATGCCATTTCTCACATAATCCTTTTCGACCATCCTTATAGGTTTTCTACCAAGTACCTGAATGCCAACAATTTCTAATCGTTCATTTGTAACATCAATAGCATATTTTTTTCCGTAACCAACATCGAAAGATATGTTATTTATTTCAAAGTGCTTCATGCTATATATAGATTTGTCTTTTTCATAAAATCCGCACCCCTTAAGGCATATAACTGGGTAATCTAAATAGCAATTACTTTTCTCATTCACGCATGTGTGAGCCGTGCCAAGCACTCCGTAACTTAACATTTCATAATATTTACAATCTGTAGCTTTCTGGATATCTTTGGGTATTTCAACACCTAGTTCTTTTGTCCTTTTAATACATTTGTCTTGTGGATAAATAATATGTGTTTTTGTATCTCTGTAGGTTGTACAGTCTATCCCAGAACTATATTTTGCACATTCTTCTCTGTATTCGCATATATCGCATTCGGTATTTTTCTCTTTATATTTTCGAGGCCTGTATTTTTTAAAATCCTTACACTCGCAGTCAAGTGATGTATTATTCCCTTTTTGGCATTCATAAACCGGATATTCTTCTCCTGTTTCTTCATCAAAATCAAAATCTTCATCACAATATTTGCAAATTGAACAATCTTTCATATTACACCTCAAATCTTCGTAAATATATCCAAATCATAGTTATCTCTGATATGGTCAACAACTTCCTGTAATTTGCTTTTCACAAATTCATCATTGGCAATATCTGGGTGTGCGTAAAACATACAACTGTCTTTCTTGCCGTCTGCTTTATATTTACGATAGTTAAATGTCATCATAAACAATGGTATTCTTGTTAAATTCTTTGTCTTGCGTCTTATCCAGCGATTAACAATTCTCTCAATCATCATTCTTTCCCCATAAATTATCTGGTAATTCCTCGCCGCCATAAATCTTGTTAGCGTATTTCTTAAATGTCGGTACGCTACAACCTGCTACTTTTGCCGCCTTTATCTGTGAAGTCTGCCCCGATATGTATAGGTTAATTGCTTCATAAAACTTATCTTTGTTTAGTGGGTGTACGCCTGCTGCCATAATAATCACTCCTTACAATTCTTTGCTTTCACACCAGCTACTTTTACAAGCGTGGTTCATAATGTTAATTAAAACCTTTTCAGAAGAAAAGTGAACTAAGCTGTAATCACATTGTGCTGAAAACTTTGTGTTGAAATATTCATCAACCAACATCTTGTAGTCTGTATTATCGTCCATATCACTTATAGCCGCATAATAGGTATCTGTATATCCGTCACGCTCTATGTCAGTTTCTTTTGTTAAATTATCTACTACTCTTGATAAAACCTTATCTGTTAATGGGTAGTGATATTCTCCAGTACATTCTCCGTGTTTATCTAAAAAGTATTTAAAGAATGCTTCTACATTTTCTTTAAGTGTTTTATCATTAGTCCAATCATAAGCTATCTTGCCAGCTCTACTTATCATTCTTTCTTCGGCAACTTCCCAATCACTTTGAGAGTATTCGCTTATCGGCTTAAACTCTTTCGCTTTTTTATCTTTGGGTAAAAAAGAATTGCATTGTTCTCTGTTAAGAGAATTACTTTTAGTATTTAATTCATTAGTATTTAATTGTCCGTGGTTTTCTACCTGTTGGTGTTCAACCCCTAGATTTTCTGTATCTTGTTTTTCTATTTTCTGTTTATATGGTTCTTCGTAAACCTCGTAAGTGTACTTTATTCTTCCACCATTGCTTTTTGTTGGGTTTTCTTTGGTAACCACAACATAATTATTATCCTTTAACTCGTTTAAAGCCGATTTAACGGCTGTTTCATTCTCTTTGCTTATTGTAACTAACCCAACTATTGAATAATCCCAATTATCGGGCAATGAAAGCATTACAGACAATAATCCTTTTGCTTTCAAGCTTAAGTTCTTATCTCTTAAATGAGTATTACTCATAACTGTGTAATTTTTTGTTTTATGCACTCTAATTGTTGCCATAATCGAATACCTCCGCTTGATATTATTTATGTATGCCTGTGATACATACTCCGCTTAATTGATAAAAACAACAAACAGGCACAGCGGAAGTGCTTTTCGCTTCGTCAAGCTAGTTTGTTGTAATCGGATAGACAGGGCTTGAACCTGTGACTACTTGAATAAATCAAGCGTTATTCCCAACTGAACTACTATCCGTTGTACAGTTTCTTGTGTTGGAAAGTATTTATGGCACTTCATTACACTATCTGCCATCCTGTTCGCAAATCAACCAACACAAACATTTTAATTATTCAGCAGGGATTACTGCAACGCCTGCTTATTCGGGAGCTACCCGAAAACTTGCTATGGTGAGGATTTGCACCTCCACATGACACTTAAGACGAGTTATCTAAGTTGCAGATTTCAACTCATAAATCTACTGCAATACTGGCTACCTATTTCAGCACATAGCAACTTACTTACACCTCTTAACCTAGGATAAGTCCGCAAACAGCATTACGCACGCAGACCTAAGAAGTGCTTTCAAAACGCCGACATCGTGAATCGAACACGAACAACATTTCTGTTGGATAGCTTAGCAAGCTACTGGAATACCTTTATCCCATATCGGCAAATACCGCTTATAACGGCTATCAAGAAACAAGAACAGAAACAATAAAATATTAGGGGTATTTTCGTAAGGAGTGCTTCTTGATAAGTTGGTTTTCACATGACTGTGTATATACACGCCAAGCCCTCTCAAGCGGTCTTGCACCGCTTTTAACTGAACAAAATCCAAAGAGGTACATGAAAGGAGGACTACCTTAAAATGCAAAACATGGTAGTCTACGATAAAAGTAAGACGAACTACACCAGTCGGATTCGAACCGACGCATACAGAGGTCAAAGCTCTGTGCCTTACCGCTTGGCTATGGTGCATTAAGTGGCTATTCTCGGTATATATTCGCCACAAACCGCAGTGTACTATCCTTTGTAGCCATTATACTTTCATTGACCGACACGGCTATTCTGACAATTCTATGTATTTGTCAATGTACCACTTAGCTTTTTTAATATCCTCTAAGCCATTCTTGTTATTATGTCTGTAAATGTACTTAAAGGCATTGCACAAGCAAAAGTTCTTAACGGCTTCCTTGCCCTGTGTTTCCAACATAACATCTATACATTCAAAGCTGCCAGTCTCATAATGGCTAGGATGATTAACATTGTCATTTACCGGTTTTTCATTAACACTAGGTGCAACATCTTTGAGAGGTGTAAAATTGTTATTTTCCCCACCGCTTACAATGCAATCATTGCATGGTCGCTCGTTAAATTGTTTCAGCTTATTTTCACAATTAAGGCACATATTTGTCGAACTCATTAAATATCACCTGCCTGTCTGTGATTAGCTCTGTAAGTATCAAATCCCTCTGGGTATCTTGCTTTCAGCTTATCAATGTTAATCTGCATGATTTCATCAAGGTTCCAACCGAAGGATTCACAAAGCATTGCAAGATACCAACAAATATCGCCAGCTTCTTTCTTTGCGTGGTCAATATCAAGCTGTTTCTCGTGGAAAATCCATTTTTTAATTATGTCGTTAAACTCTCCAACTTCACCGGATAATCCAAGACAAGCATTGAAGATGCCACCAAAATCAAGATGTTGTTCGTCTTCTGCAATCAAATTTTGCTGTAAAAGATATTTCATATCGCACGTTAACATATTTTCAAGTATTCTGTCTGTTGCTTTGCAATCATTTGTCCGCATAGCTAATGCCTGATACTCATTTCCGGTCATATATCATTCTCCTGTCCGAAACACTCTTTTTTGTTTTTAAAAATTTTTTGGAATTTACTCGGCTGAATTAGCCGTTTTGATGTGTGTATTCATTGAATATCTTATGAATGATTAAGATGTGTCTATTATACACCTATTTATCAGATTTGTACAGTAGATTTATTAATTATATTATATGGGTTATTATCAGGACTATATATTA